GTCGACCGGGTGTAAATTTTACACACTTTTATGCACCCCCCGGTCGGTGTAAGCCTCGCAAATACCGGCACTTACGGCTGGTGACCCGGATCACGACCGTTTTTATTCATGTTTTCGTGATCCCCATCACCGTTCGATGCCTTCTGCCTCACGATCACCGATCATCTTGAGCCGTCGAACCCTACTGAACACGAGGCTTGGCCGCCTGGATCCGCCGGCTCGCGATCCGCGCCCCATGCAAGGCCTGGACGAGCCCGCAGGTACACTCACTCCCCCCACAATGCGGACGATGATCGAGGTAGAGATACAACCGCTCGTACGCATCGATGAGCAGGATCGCGGCGTCCAAGATCTGGATCGCTTCCTCATCTTCTCGCACGCGCGCGTTGAACCAGGCCGGCCGCTTCACCATCGTTCGAGTCTCGTGACGACGCGGACCAGCAGGTCCAGCGGCGGCGGTGGTGGCTGGAAGGTATAGGCACACACCGCGCAATAGACCCAGGCACCCCCACCCCCCCCGTCCCCCCGCTCGAGCAACCGCGTCTCGCCGCACCGTGGGCAGGCCAGCTCTGAGGTGGACGTCACAATCCCGCTCTCGTCTTGCGCATGTGGCACGCGGTACACAGCGATTGCCAGTTCGCTTCGTCCCAGAAGAGCGCCGGGTCGCCAGAGTGCGGCCGAACGTGATCGACCTGTGTCGCCACGGTACTTCGTCCTCCTTCGAAACACCGCGACATCACCGGTCGATCCCCGTTCGCCCGCATCCCGCATAACGGATAGCGCTGTCGAAACGCCACGGATCGCCGGCGCCAGCGCTTGCCGAGCAATTGATCGTTCGACCCGAGATGCTTCCGACACCGACCGGATCGCACCACACTCGAGCAGCCCGGAGCCGAACAATACTGCATCGCCGTCAATCCACTTCGCGGATCGCCACACCGTGCATCGCTTCCACCAGGCGTTTCCGTAATCGATAGGCGGTCGTCCTGGTCGGCCGGCTCTTCACATCCTCTACCACGACTTCGCCGGAGCTGACGTCGACATATCGGAAATCTGCGGTGTAGTGCCCGACCGTGCGAAACACCCACGGCGGTCCATCCTGATAGAGCGCCAGTACCATCAACGGATAGCGCGGATGGACCTCGAGCTCCTGAATCAGTCCGGCCGCCGTCAGATACTGCAACTCCCGATACCGTGCCGCCTCCCGCCTGGAGTCAAAGCGGATCCCCTCGAGCTCGAGCGCGCGCGCTCCGTACTTATTCCGCCGGCTCGCGTTCATCCCACGCCATCACGCCCTGAATCGTGACGTGTTTGGCTGGCATCGGGCCTCGCTCCCTTCAGCAGTTTCGTGCACAGATAGACGAGGACGGCAATGTCGTGCCGCACTTTCGGCCGGACCCAGATCGTGCGGTCGCCGGTGAGATAGCGGTCGCAGAGTTCGTCGAGCATCCTCGCGATGTCGTCGTCGGTCGTCATGCCTCGAGTTCAATCGAGCCCGCCCTCGGCCCCTTCGCGCCGCCGCGCGTCAGAAAGACGACGCGCACGCCGGCAGTGAGCCGGTCGAAATCGGGCGCATCGGTGCGATGGAAGAAGTATTCGACGCCGTCGTCACCGGTGATGAAGCCGTAGCCCTTCTCGAGCTTGAGTCCGCTGACCGTGCCGGTCATGCTCTCGCCTGGCGCGCCATCAACCCGTCGCATCATGCCTTTACCCTGCCGAACCCGACCATGCCCCCGCCTAATCGAAGCCGACCCAATCACGCCCTATCTGATCCGACCATGCCATGCCGCACCGAACCGGACCCGAGCTTGCCCCGCCACCAACCCGCCATACCCAACCCTGACACGGCAGGATCTCACCCGACCATGACGGACCTGATCCGGCCTGGCCTCACCGTACCATGACGCACCAAACCGCGCCCGACCAAAACCGGCCCCGACGCATCCGACCATGCCTCACCCGACCAGACCACGCCAAGACTACAGCCCCGTCAATTCGAACCGTGTGACCTGGAATCGGCCATAGGTGGGTCTCGAATCCCCCACGCCGATCAAGCGCCCCGCGTTGATCAACACGTCATGCAACACATCGGGCGGGATGTATTCAGGGAGATTGACCATAAAGATAAAGCTGGTGCTCCAGCCCGCTTTGATCGCGGGCCGCACGCGGGTGATGCCGTTGCGTTGCACCGTCACGCGGCACTTGTGTTCGTATGTCCACTCTGTTACGCCGAGCGAAGCTAGAGGCGTGAGCGTGACAATCCCCGCTTTGAAGAGATCCATCGCACTCTTGCGCGGGCTGCGCGGGTCCTGGCGATACTTGGCCGCGTTGATGATGGACTGCCGGAGATATTCACCGGGGATGGCCAGCATCCCGTGATCATCCCGATAGACATAGCTTTCGAGATCATCGGTTTTCTTGGCCTTGCTCCCCTTTGCGGCTTTGCCCTTCGCTTCCACCGCTTCGACATTCCACCGATGGAAGAGCAGATCAGCGGTGCCCGTGATCTCGACGATGGCCCCATAGGGCACCGTCGTTTCGATGAGAATTTTTGCGCCGTTCGTGACCTCTGGACCGATCGCCGTGACTGTTGTCGCCATGCCGCCACCATCCCTTCAGAAAAGCCCTGCCATACCAGACCCGAACCCGCCAAACCCGACCACTGCCAGACCCATGACTTGCCTGACCAAGCCTTGCCACATCCCGCCGCGCCTAACCCAGCCTGCTACGTACCGCGCCCTGCCACACCCTACCGGACCCAGTCACACCAAGCCGCGCCAGACCGGACCATGACATGCCGTGCCGTGCCACACCGCACCGAACGCTGCCCCACCTAGCCTTGCCGCCCCAGACCTTGCCACAGCACAATTCGTCAAACGGGAACTGGGACGGACGGCTGATCCCCGCGCCGATACGTGACAGAGATGGCGAGATGCGGATCGTCGGTCGTACTGGTCGCTTCGCGCACCACGTTGCCATTGACGAGAATTTGGAGCTGGAGAAATCCATCTCCGTTTGCCTGCACGGTCAGGGACAAGAACATTTGCGCCGACGTCGTCTGGAACGCACTGAAAAACGGTAACCCAGTTTCAACCACCGCCGTGCCATCTTGCGCCGTCACATGGCGGACGGTGACGGACTCGAACGTGCCGAGGACCCGGAACTCGACCCGATCGGGAATCGGGGACGGGGGCGGGTCTGGGGCGGTCGGCGCCACGATCGTGATCTCGTCCTCGCAGCCTTGCAGCAGGCAGCCACTGGCACTCAGGAGCACGAGGAACACGAGTTGCCGGCGAGACATGAGGGTCATCGGCGTCCTCCGTCAGAACGGCTGATCCGCCTCCGGCGCGACCGCGGCAGGCGGCTGCTCGAACGCGCGCACGATCTCGTCGTAGTCGGCGGCGCGAATGTCCGCCGTCCGGCGCAGGCCGAAGCGCTCGAGCAAGGCGGCCTGCATGTCGGTCTTCCCCCAGCCGTGAGAGAGCGCGATCGCAAACAGGCGCTTGCGCTGGGCGGCGGAAATCGTGGTCTCCGCGCCGGGGATCGGCTCGCGGCCCGCCGCCTGGTCGAGCTCCTCGGTCGCATAGAGGCCGGCGAGCTGTTGGGGAAAGCCCTTGCGGAGCGCCAGCGCTTCGGCCACCTTGCCCAGCATGACGTGCGGCATCTTCGCCCACATGAAATCGTTCGCCTCGGGCTTGTACTCGCTCCAGCGCGCCGTCGCCGTGAACGCGCAGCGCTGGCCCTGGACGAGCCGATAGACCGTGACCGTCGCCGCAAAGGCCGGCGTCTTCGGATCGCCGACGAAGACGGCGTCGTCGATCCCGGCGCACTCGTTCGTCTGCGCCGCGCGCTGACGGAGAAAGTCGATGGAGGTGATCGGCGTGTACTTCCCGCCCCGCTTCGTGAAATGAATCAACCGGTCGAGCGGATGCACGCCCTGGCGCTGGCAGTCGTAGAAGAACAACTTCAATTCGTCGTCGGTCGCATCCTTGGCGATGGTCGTCTTGATGAGGGCCACCTGATCCGCGGTGACAGCCGGAGTCGCGTCGACGAGGCGCAGCGCGTCAGCCATTTCAGTCCTCCACCAGGCCTTCCTCGAGCATTTCGGGATACCAGCGTTCAATCCAGGCTTTGATCAGGTCGGGGTGGTCCGTGAGGAGCGGGGGTTGATCGTCCCCGTAGTCGGTCTTCCCCGGTTCGTGCTTCGTCGTCCGGTCGGGGTTCCAGGTTCTCGGTCTGGCTTTGGCTTTGTCCGGTGCCTTTTCTGTCTTCTCCGAAAAGGGGGAGAGACTCTTCGCGGCGACAGCCGCGCTCTTATTCCGGTTCAATTCCGGATCAATACCGGATCGTGTCCCAAGCTTTGGGACTGGTGCAGTCCCAAGCTTTGGGACTGGGGGGGTCTCTGGGTGGGACTGGTCGAGTTTCTGGGTGGGACGGGAGGGAGCTGGGAGCGTCCCACCAGTCCTAAGCTGTTGAACTAGTGGAGTTTCTGAGCCAGTCCCACCAGTCCCACCAGTCCCAAGCTTTGGGACTGGTCGAGTCCGGCCCAGATCGACCACTCGATCCACGTTCAGACGGTAGACGACCGTGCCGCGCCGGGTCCGGCCGGACGCCTGGAGGATGCCGATCCGCTTGAGCCGGTTCAGGCACCGCCAGACGGTGTTTCGCCCCAGCGAGGTCCGCGTCACGATCGTCGACCACGCCGGCCACGCCTCCCGGCCGTGCTCACGGCAGTAGTCGGCCAGGCAGACCAGGATGATCCGCTCGTTCGTCGTGACCACATCCGCATCCAGATTCCAGACCAGCTCAGTCATCTTGTGGGACATCGCCGTCCTGCTGCCGCCAACGGAACATCTCAGGCACTCCGGCGTTCATGACGCACCTGCTCCAGGGCAGACCCGAACCCCCGCATCCACGCGTCCAGCTCCCGCCGATCGAAGCGATACAGCCGTCCCACCCGGCAGAACGGCAGGGCATGTTCCCGGATGAGCCGATAGAGCGCCGACTGGGAGCCGATCCGCAGATAGGCGAGGGTCTCGCGCGCCGTCAGATACGGGCTCTCCATCATGCGATCTTCCTGGCCGTTTCTTGAATAGCCTTCGCGACGGTCCCAGGGGCGACATTAAGGGCCGTCGCGAGGGCCGAAATCGTGGACCAGCGCGGATCCCGCACTTTGCCCAGCTCGATCTGGCTGATCGTCGTCTGTTCGACGCCGCTCAGTCGGGCTAGCCGGTACTGCGTGATGCCGGCGTGCTCCCGAAGTTCACGGAAATTCATTCCCGAGAAAATAGGAAACTTCTCCGCGCATGTCAAGGAATTAAAATCTATGGTAGGATTTGATTCCAACAACAACCGGTAGTGGGGTAAGGGTGCAGACAGCGCTAGAAGAAGTTTTCTATAATGTCGAGGTGACCGATGAGGAACTGTGGGTCGCCGTGGGGCAAACGCTGCAGCGCTACCGCCTCAACCGCAAGTGGCGCCCGATCGACGTCGAACGCAACGGCGGGCCGACCTACAAGACGGTCCAGACCATCGAAGCCGGCGACGCCGGCACGGTCGAGAGTCTCGGAAAGTATGCGCGCGCGCTCGGCCTGGAGTGCATTGATATTCTGACCTCGATCATCGACGCAGGGAAGACGCCGCTTACCCCCGAGGCCGCCCATGTCGTGCGGAAACTCTACGGGACAACCGTGGCGGGTCGGACGGCTCTGCTGGGCGTGTCGGATGCGCTGCCGTGGGCGGCTGAGACGACAGGGCCTGCGCCGATACCGGGCGACGCGGGACCGCGACGAGCACCGCGTCCACCGCGGCCTGGCCCTCGGGGAGTAACGCGTCGTACTGCTCGATAACCCAGCGGAATTTGTCGACGACGGAGGGAAGACGTGAGGAAGACGAAGCCATCAGCGGACGCCCCTTTCCACACAAGCCCTCACCGTAACACCCGAGAAGAAACTCCTGCAATAGGATTTTTCTTCATGGCATCTTCATATGCGGTTCCGGAATGAGAGGACGTGACGATGACAATCCTTGAGCGGCTCGCCCAGCAACGCACGAACGACGTGGTCTATTCGGCCATCAGTCTGACGATTGAGAAGATCGCCGCCGAAGCGGCCCGCGAGATGTTGAACGATCCGGCCTTCAAAGCCGAACTCAAGCTCTTGGCTCGTCAGAGCATTGCCCGCGTGACCCGAGAGTTACACCGGAACGGTCGCCGGCGCCGGCAGACGTAGGAGTCCGTGGTCCGTGGGTATTTTCACCCGACCGGAATCACAGTACTGGTGGCTTTGGCTCGAGACGGCGCGCCGGAAGGAACGCACCGACATCCTCATCGGCAAGACCGTCACGCAACGTCGCGATGCGAAGCGGCTCGCTCAGGAAGCCTACCAGCGCCGCATGCTCGAGCTGGCGACCCGCACCGTCAAGCGCCTCCCCGACGCCGCGCCGATGGTCCGCTTCAGCGCCTATGCCGAGACCTACGCCGCGCACGTCATCGCGCTCCGCCGGGGCGCCCGGCGCGAGCTCGAAATGCTCACCCCGCTCCGCGCGTTCTTCGACCGCGATCTCCTCTCCGCGATTGACGCCGACCGGGTCCGCGCCTACATGGCGTCGCGCAAAGTCCAGCCGCGCACGGTCAACCGGGAAGTCGACCTCCTCAAGGGCATGCTCCGCGACGCCGTGCCGAAGTACCTCACCGCCTCGCCCATCGCCGGCCTGAAGCGCTTGAAGGCGCCGCCCCTCAAGCGGCGGCTGCTCGCGCCGGCCGAAGAGCGGCGCCTGCTCGACGCCTGCGACGATGCCCAGGACCGCGCCCTGATCATCCTGGGCCTCGACACGCTGATCCGGCTCGGCGACCTCCTGGACCTCGAGCGCAGCGAACATGATGGTGCCTGGTTGTACGTGAAACATGCGAAGAGCGGCGAGGCCTACGAGACGGCGCTCTCGACGCGCGCCCAGGCCGTGCTCAAGGAGCTCGAGCGCGGTGACGAGCGGTTCTATTTCGCGAAGTTTCGCCGCGCCCAGAATCCGCGCGACTGGCTCGGCTCCGTGCGCCAACGGTTCGAGTATCTCTGCACGCAAGCCGGCCTGGCCTATGGTCGCCGGCGAGGCGGGCTCACCTTCCATTGGGCCACGCGCCGCACGGGCGCGACGCGGTATCTGCTCGAGAAGGGCGCGCCCATCAGTGCCGTGCAGAAGCAGGGCAACTGGAAGCATCCCGAGATGCTGCTGCGCATTTATGCCGAAGCCCGCCGGGACGATCAACTCCAAATGGTCGGCGCCGGCCGCCGTCGCAAGAGCGCGTGATGTCCCCTCGGTTTCTTGTCGATGACGTGGATACGTGGCCCCTGGTGCTCGTCGTGTCCGAGCTCGCCCTGATCTATGGCCTTGAGGAATCCGTCATCGTGCAGGCGGTCCAGGCCGGGACGTTTCAGCCCGCCCCGCTCGACGGCCAGGACTATCGGTGGAGCAAGGTGCACGTGCTGGAGGATCTGCAGAGCCGACCGGACCGACTCGCGGCGATTCCATTCCCGGTACGTTCCCGCTCAGGGCGAAAGTCGCTCAAAACATTAAGAAAATAGCGAATTCCCCCGCGTTCGCAACGCGGAGGTCAAGGGTTCGAGCCCCTTGCCGTCCACCACCAAAACCCCCAAACATTCAATAAATCCGGGCCTTCAGGGCCTTGAGCTCCGAAACATGGAAGTCTGCCTCCTCGTGACCTTTCACCACCTTTCGCCACGTTTCACCACTTTTCATTCCCGGTACGTTCCCGTAAACAGCATTGACTATCAGGCGCCGCGCGCGCTCGACACGTCCGGTTCCGTCGAGGCGTAGACGGGTGCCAGGACGCGCCACGATGCCTTACGACGAACGATCGGCGATGATGGCGCCCTGTGACCTACCCTGTCAGTCTGCGTCGTCGCCTGGCGTGCTGGTTCGGCTTCCATCAGACGGTCGTGGAGCGCCGACCGGAGGGGCTGCGGCTGCGGTGTCTGTGGTGTCGGTGGACCTCGAGAGGTTGGACGTGATGGTGCAGAGCCACGCGTAGAGCTCGGAGAGGTCCGCATCCGAGTCGAGCGGAATCTGCCCCGAGCTGATCCCGTTCGGCGACGAGCTCGAGTAGGTGCGCCAGGGCGCGGCGTTCGACCTCGGCGCGGTCGGTCATCACCAGACCGGCGGGCCGGCGATGAGGTTCGCCCAGCGCAGCAGCAGCAGGATCATCGTGAAGACGACGACGAGCCGGATGACGAGCTTGATCGGCGGCGCCATCGGGATCATGGTCTCGATGAGGTAGAGCACGACGCCGAGGATCACCAGCGCGATGATGAGACTGATCATGTGCCCTCGCTATCCTGGCCCGGTGTAGTCCTCTTGAAAATCCGCATCGCTCGCGACGCCGACACAGTCGGTGTTCTGCCGGTTATAAAGAATCCAGTCGGTCTCGTGGAGCATCGCCACACCGGAGACGGCATGCACATGCGGGGGATGTCCGCTCGCTTCATAGGGAATGCTGAGATTACAGGTGCAGACGCCTTTTGCCGGTGGCGACGCGCTCGTGAGGAATTGCTCGCCGAGGATTTTGGTCGCCTTCGCCACATATTGCTTCTGCATCGCGGATCGCTCCCTCACGTCGTCGATTCGTACCAGATCGAGCCAGTCACACTCGTATTGTTCGCCGCCACCGCCCACTGCACGAGCCCTTGTTTTTCCAGAAACAAATTCTGGTTGCCGGCTTGCGCCAGGACCGCGCCGACTTGCTCCTGGGTCCCCCCGGCATCCCGATAGACCAGCATCCCGCGCGCATTCGAGATGCCGGCCGGCGGCCCCGCAATCGGTAACAAGATCTGCAAGTATGTGGTCGCCACGCTCACGCTCGTATTCATCAGGTTGAACGTCACGAAGACGAGCTTGCCGACCCGCGCATACCGATACACGATCTGATCCGCCGCTTCGACCGTCCAGGCGCCCGTGCTCGCCGTGAAATTGCCGGCCGCATACGGCACCGCCACGATATGCCCGAGCGCGACCGCCCGGCCCGCCTCGTGATAGCTCGGCGCGGTCACGGCGCCGAGCGTCGACGCGCCCGCGACCGCCAGCGCGCCCGTCACGGTGAGATCCTCCGCCGTAAAATCCCCGCCGCCGGCCAGCGCATCAATCTGGTTGTACAGCTCCTGCTTCCAGGCGTTATTGATGATGGTGCCAGTCGTACCCGACCCATCATCGTCAATCATCGGCGTCCGTGTAATCGGCATACGGGCTCCGTCTAATTCTGCGTGGTGACCACGAGATCGAGGAACGTACTCGGCTTGAGGATCCCGCCCGCACAGGCGCGCCGCGGCGCCAAGGTGCGGAGCGGAAAGGACAGATCCACCGACAGGATCGTGACCGTTAAATTGATGGGCGGATCGATCGTGGCACTCTCGAGCGCAATTACCTGCGAGCGCCCCGGCAGCGCGGTGACGTCCTCCGTCACCCATTCCACGGATTTGAGTGGGTCCTTGAACGCGTCCAAATCGGCCGCGGCCCGCGCCTGGGCGCCGGCATAGCTGTAGCGTCCATCCTGGACAAATCCCTCGAGCGGTGGCCAGCCGTCGAGCGCCATTTGCGCCGTCCCCAATGTCACCACGGGCGCGCCGACCACTTGCGCGAACGCCGTCTCCGCCCAGGTCAGGTTCGAATCCCACGGCCCGTATTTCGCCTGAAGCATCCCCATGACGCCATCGACCCATTCCACCGTCTCGCCGATCTTCATCGGCGACGTAAAATGGCCGTAGGGTAAGAACGATTCCTCGATAATGTGCAACTGAAAGACACCCGTGAGCGGATTGCCCGTGATCGCGTTATAGCGCCCGATCTGTCCGCCAACCCGAATCCAGCCAGACGGCGCAGGCGCGACCGGAACCGCTTCCACATGCAGTTCCTGCTGTGTTGGCGCATACGCGACCGCGACCTTCGTTTGTAAGGCGTTCGGCGCCGCACTCCCGGCCGTGTTCGGATACGTCATCCGCAACCACGCCGCGCCCGTCCGCGTCAGTTGCGGCGAGTTTGATGGCAGCGTGAGGTCGAACATCGACGCATCGGAGAGCGGAATCCCCATCATGTTTGTATGCGACGCGATCGACTCCGGCCAGCCAATCAGCGTAGACGTCCGCCGCCCCTCGACCAGCACGCGGCGCCGTACTTGTGTGGCATCCGTCGTCAGCCGGAATGATTTGAGACTCTTGAGCCCCACGGTCAGCGGAACCGGATCGGCCTGCCCAGGTTCACTCACCGAGCCCGCCCACGCATGGACGTTTAAGCCTTCGATGTAGAATCCGCCGCCGACCGCGGCCGTCAGCGTTCGCAGCACGGTCGACGGCCGTTCGTTCATGACTTCGACCGCCGGAATGATCGGCATACCCGGCTGAACAAATGCCGTTGAGAAATCTAGGGCGCCGGCGCTTTCCGGATCGAGGTTACAGAACAGCCGCACCAGATCCGCGATCGACTGGGACACAGACTGTTGAGGAAACTTATAGACGACGATCCGCGCATCGAATCGCCACATGGCATCCTGGCACTGGACCGAGAGCCAGGGCGCCTGGAGATTGCCGAGTCGCCAGTCCTCCTGTGTCACGAGCACATAGCCGTGAAACAGCGGCGCGGTGCCCGGCGCCCAGGTCACCCGGATTTCCTGCCCGACGCGCGGCAGATCGGCCGGCGGATCCTGCGGCCCGATTTCAAAACTACAGGTATCCGGCTCGTCGTTCAGCGCTTGCGTCACATGGAGCGACCCGAGCAGGACGAGCCCGGTGATATCGACAATCGAGGTGATCGCGCCGGCGCTATCGCGTCGGATCCACTCGACCCCGAGCAGCGGCGGCACATAGCCCGATCGGGTCGCGCCCGATCGCGCCAGCCCGGCCCGCGCATAGAGGTACGCTTTGTCGCTGCCGCTCAGAGCCATTCCACATCACGCCGCCCGCAGCCGGTTCGTCTGCCCGTACTTCGCCGTGAGCGCTTCGTTGACCTTCGCCGCCAGGCGCTGCAAGTCTCCCGGCGTATCAAAAAAACTCCCGTTCGCGTTGATGATGATCGTCACGCCCGCGCTCGAGCCCGCGACCGCGGCTGTCGGCGACAGGCCGGCCGGCCGCACCGTCGACTCCGGGACGACCGCTTCCCTGCCATGGAGCATCACGAGCGAGCCGGCGCCGAAGTCGACAAACTTCCCGCCCGTGCCGCCCTGGTAGCCGGGGACGGATGTCCCGCTATGCCGTGGCGGCCCCGGATCGTCATACTTCACTTGGACATTCACTTCATCCGGGATCGCTTCCACGCGATCGGCGGTCCGCTCGAGCTCGACCCCGAGCGACTTTGCCAGGACATTCGAGAGTTGCTGCACTTCCGAAATGAGCGCATTGAACCCGTCGCTCATGCTCATCGCAAACTTGATCCCGCTCTTTTCCAGGTCGGTGACTTTCTTGCCGCTCTTGTCCGTCAGCACGCCCATTTCGGCCATGCGCTCGAGCATGGGACGCATGGCGGCCGGCACTTCGCCGCCCATCTTCGTCGCCTGCTTGACGTACTTGTTGACCTCGTCCGCCATTTTTTTCGTAATGACGGACGTCTTAATGCCGGCCGCGTTCAGCATCTCCCAATCGCGGTAGAGCTGTTGCGCCTGTTTGTCGAGCTCCTGCCGGCGCATGGCCGGACCCAGCTCCTCGATCGTGATCCCGTACTTCTGCGCCGTGGCGGTGACTTCCTCGATCGCGGCCGATTCCATGGCGAACAGCCCGTTGAGCTCGCCGATCGCCGCGTTATATTCCTCGACCGTTTCAGCCCGAAGAACGCCCTCGACCAGCGCGAAATTTCCCGTCAGTTTCTCGACCTTCGGATTTAAGGTCTCGATCCCGCCGGCGAGCGCGAAGAACTCATCCCGCAGCGGCGAGACTTTCTGTGCTTCTTCGCCGCCCCCGAATAGAGAGCTAAAGAGCTTGGTGACCCCTTCGATCGCCGGCGCCAGCATCGGCCCGATTGCCGGAACGAATGAGCCAATCATCGACCCGATCTGGCCCATCATCCCGCTCGAGCCGAACACGCTAGAGACACCCTTCGAAATCGTCCCCGCGAGCGCCGAATCTTTCCCGACGATCGCATTTCCCAGGCCCGCCATAGCGGACTGAATGACCGATCCCCCACCTTGAAGCGCCCCGACGACCGTGCGGCCGAATTCGCCGCCGAAATACTCGGTCATCGTGCTGCCGAAACTTCGCGTACTGGCGGCCGCGGTCTCGAGCGCCGGCGGCAGTTCTTCCGCAGCGCTCGCCACCTTGCGATACTCGACCGCCAGCCCGCCGGCCGCCCCGCGAGATTGTTCGAGCGCCGACACCGTATCATCGAGCGCCGGGGGAAGTTTCTCGATGCCAGAGACCGCGCCGGATGTCGAGCCCTCGAGCAGACGCATCGCGACCGCATAATCTTCGGTCGCGATCGTGACCGTTTTGGTCGCTCCGGCGCTCGCGATCGTGGCCCGCGCCGATCGGAGCTCCGCTTCGACTTTCTTATTGAGCGCCCCGAGCGCTTCCTTCTCGGCGGCGGTGGAATCCTCGACCGCGGCCGCTTGCGCCACGACCTGGCCGCGGGTCTCTTTGAGCCGCTCTGCGAGCTCTGATGCCTTCGTCGCAACCGTGCTCGAGACCTCGATAAACTTATCGGTGGCCTCGACGCCGGTTTGCATGCTGGCGCTATAGCCGCGTAAGGTCGCTTCGGCCGCTTGTAGGTTTCGCACGCCTTCGGCCGATCCGATTCCGACCTTCACGAGCGCTTGTTCCATCAGCAGAACGGCATGGACCGCCTTCGCCGCAGCATCCGGAAAGAACTTGAATTCCTTAATCGTCTGCCGGATGGGATAGGCGAGCTGCGCGATCACGTTCATCAGAAGCGAGAACGACTGCACGAGGAGAATGACGGTATCGGAGACGAGGTTCATCGTGTCTCTATTCCCGCTGAATCCTTCCTGCATCCCCTTAATCGCGGTCGAGACCTCATCGAACAGCGCTATGACGGTTTGATTCTGTGTCACCGCCTGCCCGATCGACACCTGTAGGTTCTGCCAGTTGGTGGTGAGCTCTGCGATCTTCGCGCTGTAGACGCCTGACGACTTCGCCGCGAGCTCGACGCTCTCGACCAGGAAATCTTTCACGACGCCGAACCCAGTCTTGACGAGTTTCCATGCTTCATTGAGGGTCACGAATCCGGCCGCGAACGCCGCGATCGACCCTGCCGACAATTGGAAACTATTCCCGGCATCATCGGCCGCCTTCGACACCTTCTCGATACTGTCGCTGGCGCCGGCGGCCGCGGGCTCGATGGATTCCACCGCGGTCGCGAGATCTGCCGCGTTCTCGATCGCCGGCCCGCTCGAGAGGGCGTCGACCATGGTGTTGAGCGCGACCCCGGCCGCGTCCGCGCTCTTTTGGAATGTTTCCGCTTGTGTCGTGGCTTTATTGAACGCCGCGGTTAGCGCACTAAAATCCGCGACGAAGGAGGCCGTCAAGGCCATGTTATGAGGCCTCGTCCGCTGGTTTCTTTAATTCCTCGAGCAGCACATCGTACACATCCGCCGGAAGGTTCAGCACGTCCGCGTAGGTCCAGCCCATGATCTTGCAAATCCGCAGATCGCTCGCGATCAGCTCCCGGTAGCCGGGATTTTTTTTTCTTGCTCCATCGCCTCGATATGCGCTTCCACGGCTTTTTCGATTTCGCTGTACGTGTCCGCGTCGAGGTTATCGAGCACCGACTTGATCGTGGCCGCGTCCACGCCCCGGATGTTGACGACCTGGCCGTCCCCGTCCGCGAGCGACCAATCCACCAGGTACTCCGCGACCTGGGCGATCTGCGCGGCCGCCGGATCGAGCTCGACCTTTTCGCCCGCTTTCATCGACCGCACCATGCGGACGAAAATATTGCGCTTCTCGCCGGCGCTCAGGCGTTTCTTGATCAGAATCCAATCGCCGCCGCTGATATCGAGCCGGACGAGCTCCGGCTTCAGGAATCGAGACACCTAGTCACCAATCACTAAGTCTGGCCGTTCATCCGGCGGCCCGAGCATCGCCTTCAGCCGACCGTTTTCGTGAATCTTCAGCGTGACGATCGGCCAACGCCACGTGCCACTATTCACCGGCTGCCCCACTTTCCGCACGACCCACGGCACTTCGAGGATCAGCGGTCGTTGACTGAGTTTGAACGCATCCCGACTGACCACGGTCGCCGTGAGCTCGAGCCCGCGCCCAACCCCGCCGGCGCCGTCGACCGGCACGATCGCGTAGTTCCTGAGCTCCGCCGCCTGATAGAAATGCCAGCGGATGAACGCGACCGCGCCGCCGATCGGCATGGCCTATGTTCCAGGCGGTTCCAACGTCCAGGGGCCAGCTGCCGCCCAATTGCCCGTCACCGAGACCGCGCCATCCGCCGCCGTTTCCACGGACGCATCGAGGTAGGCGAGCCCCGTGAAAAACGTCGTGGCATCCAACGTGGACGGAACCAGCTTCAACGTCACTGGCGTCGTCCCGAACGCCGCATCGAACAGCACGCGACTCGCGAGCGCTTCCCACCAGCCGCCCAGCGTGCCCTTGACATTCGGCAGACCAGGGACGAACACATGGCCGGTATCGCCAAATGCCGTCACGTCCACCATGTCTTTTGCGAAATCGGCGCTCCACTTGTTCAAGGACACAACCGCAACCAGCGTTCCAGGGATCACGCCCGTCGGATCCATCAGAACCTGGCCCGTTGATCCATGCCGCCTCAAAACCGCCATGCGTCACCCCTTCCCTCGAGCATCATCTGAGACCGTCCTACTCGGCCGGGCAGAGCATCACCTGATACTGCCCGCCGTTATGTTGATAGACAATCGCCGTGTTGGTCGGATCGCGTTCGCCGTACGTAATGGCAAACAGGCGCTCGAGGTGCATGACGCGGTAGCCGCCGGCCTCGGTCTCCCGTAACCCCCGATGGAGGAGTTCGTGGATCCGATGCGCCGCGTCATTCGACGGACCCCGGCTCGAGCTCTCGATCACCGACTTCACCGTGTACTGCACCCGTTCCCAGCCGTCCGCGTCCCCGAGCGCATTGGCCCGTTCCATTTCGGGCGGCCGGTTCAGGACCAGGAACGCCGACAACCCCGCCGGCGCCGGATCGAACCACGCCCCGTCCGGCAGGAGCGCCGCGAGCGTTGGATCGGATCCCAGCACCTCGAGCAGCCGGTTATCGATCGCGCTCAGGTCGGCCGCCATTAGTCCGCGTTCCCGCGTACCGTCAACCCCGCCTGTTCGACCAGGTCGATCACGTCGTCCGTCGTCTCGCGGCGGCTGCGCCCCGTAATCGGGAGGAACGTGGGCCGCGCCCGCTGCCCCTTCCCGCTGGCGGCGCCGAATTCGTAAATCAAGGCATAGGGCGCCGTCGATTCCACGGTGTAGACGACTTCCGCCGGATCGGACGCCGACCGCGGTCGCAGCCGGACGCCGTCCTGGAGTCGGCCCGTGATCCGCGGATAGGCGCTCCGCACGCGTGCGACAGCCTCCTCCGCGCCGGCGCGGACGATCGGCGCCGCACTGTCGCGGAGCTCTCGAGGCAGGCGTTTGAAGTCCTCGATGCCCGTGATGACAATCCGATTGTTCGCCATGCCCGCCTAGACCTGTTCCTCCGCGACCAGGCGCATCAGCCGATCGCGCTCGAATTCATTGATCACGCCGGTCACCTGGAACACGCGCCCCTCGAACAGCATGCGCGTCGAGACGTCCACATCCGGCCGGTAGCGGCCGGTGATGACGTGCGTCGCCGTCGCCGCGACCGTCGACGAGCTCAGGCGTTCCAGATCCCGCACCGACGCCGGCGCAATGTCGACCGCCCACTGCGGCGGCTCCAGATCGGTCCACCCTTCGGTATAGCCGCCTTCGCCATCCGGCACCGCAGCGCCGGGCTTCTGAAACAGCCCGAGATGCCGGAATTGCCCGACGCCCATCACGCCAGCGCCGGATCGCGCCACATCACGAGCAGATTGCCCACGGCCGACCAGGTGCGATCGTCCGCCTCGTTCGATTCGCCCCACTCATCGCCGCGGTGCTCGTACAGGTGCCCGATCATCAGTTTGACCGCCGCTTTAATTTCGAATGGCACGCTCGTACTGTTCCAGAGCGGATCGTTCGCTTTCTTGAGGTAGCGCCGGATGATCGCGTCGGCGTCATCGACCACGGCCTGGACCTCGGCATCGTGGAACGTGTCGGTAATCCGGAGCTGGCGTTTGGCTTCCTCGAGCGTGACCAGGGTTGCCATCGCCTAGCGTCCGCGGGAGTCCTGTCCGCTCTTGACTGAGAGCGTCCACGCCTTCGACTCCGACGCCGGCCGCCCCGTTGTATCCTCGAGGCAGACGTACATCGAGCCCCGCACCGTCACGACATCGCCCCGTTCGTAGATCCGCCCCTCGACGAACACGCCCCGGTACAGCGGCATCGGCACGGCAAACGATTTCTCGACCACGCGATCGCCCCGCGTCCAGCGATGCGTAAACGTCCGCTCGCCGTCGTAGATCACCTCGTAGTCGTCGAAGCCGAGCCCGTCCGCGCCCGGGGCGCCGTCCGCGCCGTTCTCCCCAGGCGGACCAGGAATCAGCGGTTGCGCTTCCAGGGCCGCCAGCCGCTCTCTGAGCGCCCCGATCATCTCCGGGTAGTTGTAGTACTCCAGCGCCTTGACCCGCGCGTTCAAGGGCGCGAGGGCGGTCCGAATGACCGTTTCCAGCACGTCCGCGACCGCGGCAGCTTCAAGCGGCATCGGTCAGCCCCGACCAATCCTTGCGCAGGAGCGCCACCGCGATCGCGGTCCACGTCTTTTCGCCTTCGTCCTCAACTGGCGCCGGGATGGCTGGCGTGGGCGCCGGCGTGACGGCCGCGGAATCGCGCGCCGTCAGCGCCTCGAGGCTGTAATTTTGCTGCTGCATATAGGGCGATTCGCCGCCGGGCACGGGACCGAGGCCGAAATACTTTTTTCGGGCTTCGTTCGGCGCCAGCGCGCCCGAGCCGATCCCGTCCGCAGCCGCCTTCGTCCGCGTGGCCGTGTCGAGCCAGATCAGATCATCCGGATCGAATTCCGTCCCCAGGTTCGAGCCCGTTAGTCCCAGGCCTTCGTCCAGCACCGTTTCAAAGGAATTGATCAGACTCTGCAGACATTGCGAGTAGTACTGCTGGAGCAGCGGTTCACTGTTCTGGTACGGCGGATGCGGCCCGATCCCCACCATGTAGGGCGGCACGTGGTAACAGGTGCAGATCGTTTCCGCGGTCCAGTTGAGCTGCTCGATGAGTTTGGAATCGGCCGCGTTGACCGTCATGGGCTCGTACTTCAGACCATCGCCCACGACCGCAATCCGGCCCGCGTTCTCCCCCGTAAATTCGCGCTCGAAATAGTCCTTGAGGCGGAGCGCCGTATCGTCCCCGATATGGCCGGGCGCTGTGAGCACGCCGCCCGGCGCGGCGCCGGCCGCAAAGAAATTGCTGGACGTCTGCTGCATGGTCAGGCCCTGGAGCGCCGACAGGCCACACGCATAGAGCGGCGAGACGCCGATCAGCGGATGAAACAGGCAGACCATCGGATCGTGCATGATTTCCGAGGCCGGCACCGTGAGCGTGTCTGCGGGAATCCCGGCCGGCGTGGTCACCCCGGAGAGATTGTCCCGGCGGAGCTCGTAATAGACGGCGCCGTCCTCCGCGACCAGCGGGGTCACTTTCGACGGATCGAGCACATAGGCCGCCTTCACGATCCCGCGTTGATCGCGTTCCTTCAAGGCGTACGCATTCCCGCGATAGACCTTGGAGGTGATCCACTGTTCGACGAACTTGATGATGTTCTGGTAGCGATTGGGCCGTCGCAGGAACGGTGAGTAGGCCGGATTGACCGCCTCCGTCCAGATCCCGTCCTCGTCCACTTCCACGAGCCGGAGCCGGAGCTTGGCGATATCCTGGGCGATCAGCGTCACGCACGCGAACACGGCCGGATAGCTGAGCGCCGTATCCCCGTGGATCGCTTCGTTCCGTTGCCAGGCGCCCATCGACGGCTCGCGGACGATCGGATACCAACCGCCGGACCCGCGCGCCGGCTGGAGCACCGGCGCGCGAGGCAGCGCTTTCAGACTGAGCTCGAACCGCCCGATCTTCAGTTCCATTCCCGCTAGACGGCGTACACGGCATCCGTGAGGTAGTAGACGGCCGTATTGGTCGCCTTTTTCCAGTTGATGTAGCGTTCCGCCCTGATCCCGACCAGGTTCTCCTGAAAGAACGACGTCCAGACCGCCGTGGCATCCGTCGGGGACACCGGCGTATCGGACATCTGGACGGATGCCTCGCGCGAAACGTCGATTGACACCCCGCCTTCGTCCACGAGCAGGACGTAATTCGGTGCGAGCGCAATCACGTTCGCCCCGACGACGTTGGACGCCACGATCTTGACGCCCATCGAGCTTCCACCAGTCGCCCCGACCCCCGGAAACGCCGGCGCCCCGAGCGCGTTCGTTTTCGCGCCCATCGCATAGGCGTTCTTTTCCGACATGATGATCGTCAGGCCCGCCAACGGTAGACCGTTGCTCGAGAAGTACGCCACGAGCGCCCCGATATCCTTCGCCGGATCGTCCAGGCTTGCCGTCGTCGGCGCGCCGTTCGTGATTGACGCCGGCGAGACGTTCGCGACCGCCGCCACCGTTGGATCGGTAAATTGCTGATCAAGGAACGCGTTGATCCCCTTGATCATTTCGTCGCGAATGATCCCCTCCGCATCAGGCGAGGAACTACGAACCAATTCCTCTGTGAGCGCCATGATTCCGGCGCACTTCGTCAGACCGATCGATACCGATCCGAATTGCATTTTCCCGACAGGCTTCGCGCCGCCCTGCCCGACCCACTTGTAGGTACCGCCGGCCGTGACCATCGGTATCGACGTATTGGGCGGAACTTTCTTCAAAGCGATTTGGCCGATAATCGAGCCAGGACGCTGCAACGCAATGAACTCGTTCGTGAGGTTCGTGATCTGAACCAGCGCGCCCGCCCACGCCGGATCGGTGGTGTTTCCAGGCGCGACCGCCGCTTTCACGAGGAGTTCCACATCCGGATCGCGATACGCCTTCGCCAGCTCCATCGCCCGGAACGAATCGCCCTTCGCCTGGAGCAGCACCTTTGTGCTCCGAACGAACGCGGAGCCGGCCGGCGCATTCGATTTCACCGACACGACCGACCCCGATCGCACCTGGGCCGCGGCCGCCGACCCGTTCCCCTCGACCCTGGTCGCCCCGGCGGCTTGGACCCGCTCGAGTTCCCGGTAGCGAATCAGATCCTCATCGATTCCCTTGACCTCGATCGCAATCCCGTCGTATTCATCCCGCGCCGCTTGCTCGAGCGTCGAATCGTCGGCGGCTGATTCCATGATCGCCGCCATGCGTGCGACCCGTGCCGCCCGCGAGTTTTCAAATTGCTTGATGCGTTCTCCCGTGGTCATGGTCTGCCCGTTCGTCGAGCGCCCATCGCGGCGCGGTTCCTCGCGGCCCATCGCGGCCGTATATTGAGCGTCGAGCGTTTTCACGCTGTAGATCGTCGCTTCGTGGTTCGCGGGAATCGACACCAGGCTGAGCTCACAAATTTCCGTCCGCGTGAGCCGGACCCCGCCCTTGGCCAGCGGAGTGATCCCGCCGTCGAGAATGCGATAGCCGACACTGACGCCCGTGAGCAGCCCCGCCTTGATCGACTGCCAGGCTTCCGTCACCCGATCGCGCAGCGCGCCCGCTTCAGTGATTTGAGGAAGGACCGCCGTAAAGGCGATGCCTTTCGCGGTCACGGGCCCGAGCGTGACGCGGCCGACCGGCCGGTGGTGATCGTGGTGCAGCAGGAGCGGGAGGGGATTCCGAAAGACGGCGCCGAACGGATCGAGCTCGTCCCCCATCCGATCCGGGGACGGGGTCGACGCCATGCCCGTGATTGTCCGGGCTTCCGCGTCGACGGACTTCACCTCGAGCAGCGCGTACGCGTTCGAGAGCACCGCCGACTGACTATGCCAGCCGTCAGCGTTCGTGGCGATTTTTTGGTTGTTTAGTCAGTTTGAGCTGCCGCCGAATGATTTCCGGTACGCTGACCGATTCGCGGAGCGCTTCGAGGCAATAGCGATCGTAGGAGCCGGCCGGCAGCGTCACCGTGACCAGCACGGACCGTTCCCCAGGCTCTACCGGCGGCCGGCCGCGCCGTGGCTTGTCCGCCATTCCCCACGCTATGGTCGGCCGTAGATAAACATCTGGAATGCCGGCGGCCGATCGTGATCGTTCCGTTCCATGGCGTCAATCGCCATGATCAGCGCGACGGCGCCGTCAATCCGCTCGGTCGAGAGCTTTTTCGACGGTCGCACATTGCCGGCCTGGTCCGTTTCCGCGACCACGTTGCCGACGTTCCAGCGCAGCACCGGATCGCCCGTGTGCCGGAGCTTTCGAGAGAGCACGGCCGTTTCCAGGCTTTTTGACGGCGCCGTCAAGGACGCAAATCCCTGCCGCACCTTGAAGCAATTCAATCCATCCTCTTTCTCGAGCCGGTTCACCAGGTCGGTTGCATTCCACGGATCATACGCAATCACCCGCAGATCGAAGGCCGCGTCCCACTCCTTGAGCAACGCGCGGACGCGTTCATAATCAACCACCGCGCCGGGGATCGCCGTGATATGCCCTTCGCGCGTCCAGACATCATACGGCACGCGATCCCGGACCACGCGGCGCCGGATGGCCTCCTCCGGCAAGAAGAACTGCGCCAGCACATCGAAGCCGTCCCCATCAGGAAACACGGCCACGGCCGCACTCAGATCCGTTGTCGTGGACAGATCAAGCCCGACGAAGCAGCGCCGGCCGGCGAGCGCCGCGCGCTCGACTCCCACACGGCAACGATCCCACGCCTCGAGGCTGATCCAGCGTTCCCCGCTTTCCGTCCACTGGTTCAGATACAGCCGTCGAAATGCTTGCTCCTGGGCCGGGATTTCCTTCGCCCGCGCCGCCGCCATCCGCATCTCCTCGAGCGACCGGAAATCCCCTAGCGCCGGATTCGCTTTCGTCCAGATTTGCTCATCCGTCCAATCATCATCAGGTGCAGCCTCATACACGATCGGCAGAAACGACGGATCGAGCGCAGGATCGTCCAGAACCTTTTTCGCATGGCTGTAGAGCTCGAACAGCACACTATGTCGATCGTAGCCAGCCGTGGATATCGCAATCATCAGGGGTTGCGCTCGCCCGCCCATCGACGTCATCAGGACATCGAACAAGTCCCGCGACGGCGCCGCGTGGAGCTCGTCGTAGATACACCGGGACACGTTCGCGCCATGCTTGCTATACGCCTCCGCGGAAATCGCCCGATAGACCGATCCGCTCGGCCGATGCACGATCCGCTTTTGCGATTCCACGATTTCACACATCGCCTCGAGCTCCGCATCCGCCCGGATCATGGCGACCGCCATGTTGAAGATGAGGCTCGCCTGCTCCCGATCCGCCGCGGCGCTGATCACCTCCGCGCCCGCTTCGTGATCGAACAGGAGCCCGTCGATCGCCAGCGCCGCGCCTAAGGCGCTTTTCCCGTTCTTGCGCGGCAGCATCAGGAGCGCGAGTCGATGTTTCCGCCGGCCGTACGGATCGAGCTCAAACAGCCGCCGAATGATCGCCTTCTGCCAGGGTCGCAGATTGAATGTCTGGCCGGCAAACGGACCCTTGACGTGCTTGAGTTGATTAATGAGTTTGATCTTGCGGGTCGACGGAAGAGGCGGCCGCCCTTGAGCCATTTGCTATACTGCTCGTGCACCCGCGCCGCGGGTGCGGTTCCCGGCATCGGGCCGCCATGCTTCGAACACATGACGGCCCATTTTTTTTAGCTAGACGCCCGTTTTTGGCTCCGGCAGGTCTGCCGGATGCTCCGCGCTTCCGCTGCCAGGCGTCAAAGGCCCGGACTCGAGCTTCGCAATCCAGCCCCACGCTGGCGACCAGTACCAGACATAGGCGCCGCCTGGACCCGGCACACCCGCGATCGGCTGATTGATCCCGCCGCTGGGACCGCCCGGATACCCTGGTTCACCTCCGCCGCCGGAACCGCCTCCAGGTAATCCGTATCCGGGAAACGGCTGATTCGCACCGCCCCAGATCCCCGGCGGTGGTCCTGGCAGCCCGTAGCCAGGAAACGGCTCGCCCGAACCGCCCCACGTTCCCGGCGGACGGCCTGGGAGCCCGTAGCCTGGAAACGGTTGATTCGCGCCGCCCCAGATCCCAGGCGGTTGCGGCGGAATATGGATCGGCGGTTGCGGAAACGGCCCGCCGCCCCAGATCCCCGGCGGTTGCCCTGGGAGACCGTAGCCTGGGAACGGTTGATTCGCCCCGCCCCAGATCGACGGCGGTTCGCCTTCCTCCCACGTCAACACGCCCTGGATCGTGACTTGTTTACTCGGCATGGGAATCACTTCCTTCCTGTTACGCCCACTTCGACACGGCCGCCGCTGGCGTGGACGCGAGCGACCCCACGACCAGCTTGGAACGACTGCTCGGCTCCAGCCCGAACATGGCGTAGTACCACTTGAGCGCCGCCGCCGTGTCTCGCTCGAGCCGCAGAATTGGGCTGATTTTTAACACGTCGACCCCGAATTCATCCTCCGCCCAGGTGACCGCCTTATAGCCGTCTACCGCTTTTTGCGCCGATATTTCGTTAAATGTCGCCTGGAGCTCGCAGAGCGCCCCGAACGCGCGCACGTCGACCGTCGTCAGGACGCCCATCTCGATCGCCTTGGGCGCCAGTTCCTGCCAGAGCGCGCGGGCCGCGGCGGAGAGCTCCTTCGGCGGCAGCACCGCGCCGGCCGGCGGCCGCGGTTCCCGGAGATTGAGTTTCTTTTTCGAGGGATTGCCGAGCAGCACATGGAGCGCCGTGGGCTTCGGCCGGCGTCCGCTGCGTTCATACCCCATGAATACTCCGCTGAATGGCCAGGACCACCATCCACAAAAACCCTAAAAACAGGCCATAAATCACGAGGAAAACGGCCCAAAACCCTAAGGAAATCAGCTTTTGGCCCAGCACCTCAAAAACCCCAATAAATACGGGCCTAAATCGCCGCGTTGCCCGAAAATTCGCGCGTCGG